GAGGAGGAGGAGGACGAGGATGACGAGTGAATATGGCCAAGACTTAGAATATCAGTGTAATAAATATCTGAATTACTATTAGTATGAAGGTCCTCGGATCCGGTCGTCAGGGTGTCGTCTATAATGCAGGTCCCGTGGCTCTCAAGGTGAGCCCACGAGACTTGTCTGCTGTAAAACGCGGCGAAAATCAGCCCGCACTTGTTGAATACAAGATTCATGCGGCCGTGCAAAAGGTGGCCCGTGGAGGGGTCCCCAAGGTTCTCGGCTTTTCCACACAGAAGGATTTTGTCTCGGATCTTAAAAAGAATATAAAAGAAAATAAACATAAAAATTTTCACGAACAGAGCATTTTAACCATGGAGAAGATCAAGGGGGTCTCTATACGTGACTGGGTCGAAGAGAAGCACATGACCCTTACGGACGCCCAAGTCATGCGGGCCGTGCGGCAAGTCTTGGCGACTCTGAAGGCTATATCGAAAAAGTATCCAAACTTTCGTCACAATGATTTACATCTTGACAATGTGATGATAGTTGGGGGTCGGGCCAAAATTATTGACTTTGGCTGGTCACGATTGTCCCGCTCGGGAAACAACCCCGCGGTAAATACAGCTGTTGAGAACGGAACTGCGGGAGTCTATGGGATAGGCCCGCGCACCGACGCCCGCTACGACTCTCACCTCTTCCTGAAAGAGATGCGAACTCTTTTATCAAGATATCCCAAATTCAAGAAGACCATGGCCCGTCTGGACGTTTGGGTACCTGCTGGATATCGTGGATTTAACGACCGCTATACCCGTGAGGGCCGCCTCAAGTACGGACTGAGGTCTTACCCAGGACTTCCGAAACTTCACAATCTGAATGCGGCCAGACCCACGGCAAGCAGGAAGGTGTCCAAGAGCGAGCCTACGGGCTTGAAGACGCTGATGTGAGGCACAAGGGTCTTGTTCCAAAGAAACTTGAGGAAAAACGTCCAGAAAATTACGTATATGATGAATACAAGGAGGCTATACAAGCGCTCACGACGGTCGCGGGAGTAAATGATAGTCAGCATTATAATATGTTTGTAGATAATAATGGACTCGACCAGCTCTCGGGCCTTGCCGAAATCGGGCTGGGAGCGCGAGTTCACCTGGGATCCGTGGGGCTCGAAGGGGGTCGTTCACGACAACTGCTATGACTACGCCTTTGGGAGTTTCAGCGCGACCCGGATATCCAAGAGCGTCCCTGGAAACAAGAGTGGCATATCTTCGAACGGCCTCAACTTCCGCAATTGTGATGGTATAGTGAAGCGCGTCCTGGCCGATAATCCTGGGTCTGTCCGCAAGATGCGTAACCCGAACGGGAAGGCGCCTGCAGGATTCTACAAGGTCATGTGCTTTGTTGCGCCAACAAATGACTTTGGAAATTCTTCTGGAGATTTTCACTGGTATGTGCAGATGGGCTCGGTGCGTTACAAGGTCAAGATTGGGGATACTGTGGCTAAACTGGCCAAGTTTTTCCACGTGCGCCCTGCAGTCGTGGCGGCTGCCGCGGCCAAGTCAAGTCGTCCCCTGAGCAACTCTGATGGAAAAATTGCTACAAATAATAAAGAAGTTCGTATGTTGGCTGCTCGTAACATCGCGGGAGCCCCCAAGCTTGTTCCTGGGAGGATTATTCGCTTTGCCGTTAATCTATGGTCTCACAAGCAAGGGCACGCATCAGGTCCCCTGATGATTGACGCCAAGGGCCGAACCATTGTCGATCCGAGAAAGTCGGATCGACGATGGCATCCAGGTTTTCACTATACAAAGTTTTGCAGTGCCTATGCCGTAAGGAGAGGGGCGGTCACTACTGGGTCTCCTGCGAACCGAAGTAATAGAGCAAATGGTTCCGTAAACACGCCCCCTCGGGCTAACCGGGCACGCCCAAAGACCTAAAAACTTCTTCAATATTTTCATGATCTTCAAGTTCAAAAAGTATATTCATACTTGCTTCTTCATGCGCTTCGAGAACTCGAAGATCCAGACCAAACTCTTCACGAATGGTGTGGATGTTCGAAGTGACATAAGACCGAACCTCGTGTGTCCCTTCTGCGACCCGGTCAACAACTATACGTACTCTATATTTTGGAAGATCAAAGGGAGTGCGGCACATCGGACAAGTCGGGTCACCCCTGCAAGAGCGCTTCCAACGGTCTACGCACTTGAGATGAAACTCGTGGCCACACGGCAAGGTCCGGGTCGCACGGGTGAGGGACTGTAAACAGACCGAACACTGCGTCCCATCATCCCTGTGCATGTGGCACTTGGTTTGGCCCGTGCCTGGCTGGTTCTTACACCGAGACCCAGCCGCAGTTACACCTAGGCACGTTTCCATGAAATATATCTTTTATTATGTTTTTCTAGGCTCGCCGCGATCGGGCCAGTTCTGATTCGAGAGACTTGATCGCGTCCTTGTACTTGAGGCGGAGGTTCTCCTCTACATGGCGCTTAAAGACTATGATAGGGTCGGCATCCTGCTCGGACTTGCAGAGTGGACACTCATCGGACGTTTCAAACCAGGTGAAAATGCACTTGGTATGAAACACATGCTTACATGACAGGCGTTTCTGAGAACTTCTAGAGATGTCTTCAAGACACACGGCACACGTTTGGGCAAGATGCGCGTTGCACTTTCCTTCGTGGGTCGCCAGGTTCTTGCACTTCGTCCCCTGGGTTGTCACAGAAGAGCACCTCAGAGCGCTCATTATTATTTATAATATGTAAAATTTCGGCATGGATTTCCTCAGGTTTGCGCGAGGCATCTATGATGTGTATTTTACACGAAATCCTCCCGTGAAGTTGTTTATACAAAGAATCAAGCTCCTTCAGATAACCCAAGGTTACCTTGTCGTCACCCGTCTGACGCCGGCCGCTAATGTGAAGATAGCACTCATCTGGGGACTTGTCTAAGTATATGTATAGATCGGGAGACCACGCATGTTTATCATAAAAATATTCATAGGTCTTGACATGTTCTACTAGTTCTCGTGTCTTGGCCCACTCCCAAAATACCCACCGCGAGCTGAGAAGTGAGCGCTCATAGATGCCTGGCCCCTGATCGCAGACGGTCCTGAGGACGGCCATTTGCAAAGGAAATATTCCCTTCTTGGGATTTTCATAAAACTCCTTGAGAGGCCACTCCTCGATCGGCTCCTTGAACACCCTCGCGCCAAGGCGCTTCAAAAGGTTCAACTGGGTCGTCTTGCCTGCTCCTATGTTCCCGTCGATCACGATCTTCATTTAAGATTAAGGTTGCCATTTTTTAAAGCCGCCGTGCCTACTGGAACAGGTGCGCCACATGCGGCATTGCGGAACGGCATGTTCAGCGCCTGGATGCCGCCGTTCTGCAGGAATTGGCGGTAGTGGTAGTTGTCCTCGAACTGGATGCCGTTACGGGCCATGATGACATCATTCGATTGCTTGTTCGAAAGGTAGGATGTGAGGCATCGGCCCTCGCCCATTCCAAGTCGCGTAGACATTTACTAGTAGGCGAGGGAAAAAACTACGCCGACCATGCCTTCCGCCCGTCCGCCTGAAGCTTCGGGACCCACTCGCTAAACTTGTGACCGAGGATTGTCTCAAAATTGTCCTTCTTGTCTGATGCGCCCAGACGTACGGATGCTGGCGCTAGGATCTGATTGATGATCTTGTAGGCCAGAGCAATCTCTTTGAGTGTCTGTGCCCCCGTGACGATGATTTTGCCCGTGGAAAAGATGCTCGCCGTGACCCGCTTCATGCCTGGCGCTGGGCAGAACTTGACCTTGACGGCGCTGTATCGGTCAGGGTCAAAGGTGACGAGGAACGCCCCCGGAGCCTCATCGGGCTCGCGGGAGGTGATCTTTGCCTGACTGAACACCTGGATAACCTTGGTCAGATTGACTGCCGAGTTGAGAGAAAAGTTTGTATTGATCATCTTCACGCTGATGGTCTCGGGGAGCAGGCGATTCGGAACATCAGTCGGCAAGACCTGACCCACGATAAAGTTCACCTCACGGGCTATCCGCTGGCAGTCGAGCAGATCAGAGCAGCCCGCGACCTGCACGGAGCCGTTGGGAAAGAGCTTGATGCTCTTGTTCGAGTATTGGTCACGCGTGAAGATAGTTACTTGGTTGTAGAACGTAGTCTTTTTCAGGTTCCACTCAAAACCGCCAAAGGAAGAACCCTTGGTTCGGATTCTGATTGGTTTGAAGTTTTCGCGAAATGCGGACAGATCAAGGTCCCTCTCAAATTTGGCAATCATCGTCACGGTCGTGATGCGGACCCAAGAAGACTCTGGATGAGCCTTCTTGACCTCGTCGAGCGTGAGGATGTAGCGGAAGGTGTCTTCCATCTTCTTGTTACTTAAACAACGGTCCAGGGCTTTAAGCCCCCTGGTCACAAGACCTCTTTTTTTGAGTGACCGCAGGTCACTCGCCTACTTTTTCTTAGTCCGGCCAGTCAGATAGCTGGTGACTCGGGTCGCCACATTGGCCTTGTTCTTTCCGTTCAGAGCATTCTTATTGGACTTGGGTAGGATGGCCAGAAGCTTCTTTTTCGGCAGGGACCGCAGAAGCTTCTTTATCGCCGTAACCTTGGGCCGGCCCTTTGTCTTGGTCTTCTTGGCCTTCTTGGAGCGCCGCCGCTTTCGGAGCTTAGGAACGGCCGTCGCCACCTTGGCCGCGTTATTTGCTCCGCCAAGTTGAAGAACAATCTTCACGTTCTTGGCATTCGCCCCCTTTGCGACTGCCAGTTCTGGAGAACCACCCGCCTCCTTGAGCTGGTTGGCAGCGCGGAGCACATTGTTCGGGCCTCCCGCATTCTGAACGAGGTTCAGAGCCTTGTTAGGACCGCCTATGTTATTTATAGCCCGAGTCTCCCCCATGTTCAGGGGAGGGCCAAGGTTGGGCGGGGCCCGTAGATTTGGCGCGGCCTGGTTGGCGGGAGGGCGAAAAACACCCATATTTCCACGCGGGGCGCCGTAGTTGTTCGCGGGGCGCCTGTTATTAAGCAGGGGTGGGGGAAGGGGCGGCAGGCCGCGACGGTTACGGTTCTCATTCATCTTTCTCCTCCTATTATCTGCGATTTTTCTGTTGTACTCCCGTTCGGCGTTTGAGAAAATGCGGCCTATATTGCGGTTTCCGAAGAGACCTCCAGTGTAACCTATGGCCGACCTGAACCGCCGTAGCTTTTCCTTGGCCGTGACGGGATTATTACGCGCATCATACTCTATTTCTTGTATACGCTGCTCGACAAGGTCAAACACGCGATCCTTCCCTGGAAGGTTCGGGGCATTCTTCAAAAATTTAAGAATAGTTTTAATCCCACTTGTTCCGTAACGGCTGTTGCGGCTCAGCAAACTCTCAACCTTGGGCCCTAGGGCCTGGTCAATCTCCTCCTTCTTTGACGGGTACTTGCGACGCAGGCTCACAAGGGTTTCTAGGGACATATTATCCAGGCTTTTATTTCTAACATTCTTTTCCCAATTCTGATTTGTTTTCCCGCCAAAGGCCACTGGCACTCCAGCGCCCACCGGTCCCCCGTTGGGCCGCGATGCAGCTGCAGCCGCCCCCGAAGAGTTCCCCGATGCCTGAGCCTCTATTGCTTTTGCGAAATCATTGGAAATTTTCTCAAAGTTTTGCGGTGACTTGGCGGTGCGCAGGCGTATCTTGATTGCGGAAATCCACACTGGCCGCACTCCCTTATTTTCAAGCTCTTTCAGAGCCGCCAGTATACTAGCTTTCGTGCGGGCATGTGAAATCATATTTAACGCGGTTCGGAAGTACCCCATTATACTAATGCTAGGCAAGTTTTTTATTGATGAGCCACTGGGTCTGGACCAGTTCGTACGGGCACCGCTCGACGAAAGTACGTGGGATGCACGGGTGGCCACGTCAAAGGGCACACCTGCTGATAAAAATTTTTTGAGAAGGGATTCTGACTGGCTATTATAACGCGAGTTGTTCACTGAGACACGGGGAGTTTTTAAAAGAATATATTTTTGTAAATTTTTGAAAACATTAGGTGGTAGGGCAGATGAGAGGGCGCTCATGTCCTGTTGCGTGTACCTCTCTGGGAAGGGTGTGACCCGTGCGAACCGTCTGTTTTCTATTTTACCTATTAGCGTGGAGGCTTTTGCCGCACCAAACTTGTCTATAAGAGATTGGACAAGATTGGGCGTGACGCGTCCATAACGCTCGCTCCAGATAGGCACTCTAGCCGAGGTCTGGCCAAGTATAGATAGCGCTGGTAAGTGGCCAAGGGCCTCCTGTATTGTTCCATATACTTTTGCGACGAGTCCTGTAACTGCGGAAGCAGCACGACTCGTTCGTGAAGGACCAGTGGCCGCAGCCTCCAGGGTGGCTGCGGCACCAGCCTCTTGCGCCTGCGGTGTCGCTGGAGAACCCTTGGAAAGTAAAAGTTTTAGAGATGCGGCCATTTTACTTCGAATTCTCCTCAAAAGATTTGTATAATTTGTTTTTGGAAGAACAGTGCCGGCCGCTGCGGCGGCCGCGGCCTGCGTGGCAGGCGGGGCGTTCAGAACCTCCTTTGTGACCTGACTACCCGTGAGATTTCTGAACTTCTGAGCCAAAAGTTTAACTAGGCCTCTATCGTCAGCCATCCTACTAGGGTCAAGGAAAAAAAGGTTTTGTGCCCAAGGTTGTTCCAGAGGCTAATGAAGTCTCTCAAAAACACACTCGACCATGGCTCTCCAAGGTCGCCTTCTCAAGCACCAACGCGAGGGCGTCAAGTGGCTCCTGGCGCGTGAGCGCGCAAACGACTACCCAGGCGGGTTTCTCTGTGACGAGATGGGCCTGGGAAAGACCGTCCAACTCGTGGCGACTATGATAGCCAACCCGGTTCCTCGGACTCTCATTATCGTACCAAAGTCTATCGTGACACAGTGGCAGTCTGAGATCACCAAGTTTGCTCCTCACCTGACGGTTCACTTGTTCGACGGCCCAAATCGCCACGTGGATCTAACGGCTCAAGTGACTATCGCTCCTTACTCTGTCCTGGCTCAGCGCAAGGGCGGCCCGATATGCCCTCTGATATCGGTAGAGTGGAATCGAATTATCCTAGACGAGGGCCACGAGATTCGGAACCAAAAGGCCAAGTCGACTGTGGCGGCCCGTGTCCTGCCAGCCCGTATCCGCTGGGTCGTTACAGGCACGCCCATCTTCAACTCTATACGAGATTTCGTGACTCTGGGTGCATTCGTGGGCATTCCCAAGAGTCACATTCAGTGCTACACAAACGATATTCGGGAAAAGTACCTATTGCGCCGTACAAAGCAAGACTGCGAGCGCTTCACTCTTCCGCCGTGCGACATCGAAACGGTAGAACTCCAGATGAATACCGAGGAGGCTCAATTGTACCGAGAGGTCTACAGAAGAAGCCAAGAGACGGTCGAAGAGATTTTCGCGGAAGGAAACGCGAATATTCACCAGATGGAGCTGATTGAGTGCCTCTTGCGAGTCAGGCAGGTTATGGCCTGGCCTCAGCTCTACTTGGATGGTATGGCTATCAAAGAGAGCAGCGACCCCGTGGCTTGGACTGGCGGCTCGGTCAAGGTTGAGACCCTGATGCGTATGATTGCCGAGCATCCTGAAGAAAAAACTCTGGTTTTCGGCCAGTTTATGGGAGAAATGGATGAGATCCACGAGCGGTTACACAAGGCGGGCGTCCCGGTCTACAGAATAGACGGTTCTATCGACACGGCCAAGCGGGCCGAGCGTATCGCTCAGTTCCAAACAAGCGAGGCAAGACCCGCGCCCGTGTTCCTTATTCAGATAAAGGCGGGCGGTGTTGGTCTGAACCTGCAGTCGGCCACAAGGGTCTACATCACCTGCCCAGCCTGGAATCCTGCGACCGAGCTTCAGGCCATCTGCCGAGCGCACCGCAACGGGCAGACTGGAAAGGTATGGGTCAAAAAACTCATCTACGCGGAGGTTGAAGGTTTGCCGAGTATAGAGCAGTCGATCATCGATCTCCAGGGGCACAAGTCGGCGGTTTGCGCAGACGTCCTCAAGGACGAGCGCCTCAGGCTACAACTGCCCACCACGCTCAAGGGTGGAGTCACCGCCAGGGCGGTCCGCAAGATTTTTAGTGTGTAATTGTAATGAGGATTATAGTCATATCTCTTGTCCTTCTCCTAGTATATTTTACACTCATGAGCAAGTCGGGCTATGTTGTTTCATATCCACCCGAGGACATGAGTGACCGCTTCCGATGGGCTGGTGATGCCGCGTCAGTTCTGAACCATCCTTGGGCCCCTAATTAAAGTTGGTATAAAGTAAATGAAGACATCGCCAGGGACCACAAGGCGAAATGCAGCCTTGATAAAGGCCCGTAATAATATGATCGCCCGGGCCATGCGCCGGCTTGCGAATAACAACTCCATGATGTCCGCTAAAAATAAAAACAAATTAAAAAAATTGTTTAGTCCAAAGAAAAAGTCACCCGTGAAAAAGTCTCTAATGGATAGACTATTCAGAAAATAATGTGCATAAGTAATAAATGACCCACACTCAGGCAGTAGGATCGCGCGCTCAGGTGATGAACGGAACGGCTCATCACACGACCGGTGGTCTTGAGAAGAAGCATCTCAAGCGCAACCCCAAGACGGGTGAGATTGTCAGCAAGGACAAGGCCAAGGGCGCCAAGAAGAACCCATGGATAACAGCCGTCGGCAAGGCCAAGAAGGAGCTAGGCATCCCCAAGGGAGAGATGGCCTTCCCCAAGAAGGGCTCAGAGCTTTACAAGACAGCCAAGGCGATGATGTAACTCAGTCATCATCCAAAAGCACTCTCCGACTAACAACAGCAGGCGGTGAACCCATCTCGCTCTCTGTACCAGCCTCATTCCAGATGCGTACTTGATTCGCACGACACGTTAGACCGTAAATATCCTGAAAAAAATAAGATCCAGAAATTTCCATAATACATGAAACATCCGCTCCTTTCATGCGTTCTGGGCCGTCGGCCAAGAGGACCCCATCAGGTCCGAAAAACAACGTTGAATCGTCCGCCTTCAGGCGCAACTGACCATCTTTCAGGTTTGATCGATAGGGAACATCAGTGCATAGCTTCTGTTCAAGAGACCTGAACCACTCGATAAAGGCGCCATCACAAATACTCACCTGAAAGGACTTGTACTCGGGGTTGTATCCCCATTGGCAAATTGCGCGGGGCAGTTGGAACTTTAAAGGACCCCCGCCCAATCCAAACTTTGGCCGCCCGCGTCCAGTCTCAACCTCCAAGTACTCCATGTTCACCTCATTCCACTTAGGCATCTTTATATTTATTTTGTTTGCTGGTTTTAAGTATGCTAGCAGGGGCCAACAACAAGTTTAATGCCAGAAACACTCTACTTCACGGGGGGAACGCGTGGAAGACGGTTTGTACATGGGCCCGCGTGCCGAATAGTTCCATAAGTTCTTTTGAGAAAAAGATTGCGGGGTATCGCAAGGCGTATCGGGAGGCCAAGTCGCGGGCAGGGCAGAACGCGTTGGTGGTGCTTTTCAACAAGGACTTTATGGATTGGTACGCACCTCACAGGGCTCATTGTGAAAAAGTAAGAAAAGAATTAAATAACTTGATGACGGCGCGCCGCGCCGCGCGCTCAACTGGACGGCCCTCCGCGGGTCGCCCTCCCCGCGCCCCTCGCGCGAGTCCGCGCAACAGTGCCAGGAATGTCCTAGAGGCCAAGAAGGCTCATGCTATACAAATCCGTAATCAGTACGCCAAGATGGTCAACCACTACAACTCTGAAATCAAAAAGTTGTCCCAGAGAAATTAATCATTCTCGCAAGACCCGAACCCTTTAAAAGAACCTTGAGTTCTGTATGAAAATAATCATTCGCATCGGGAATAAAACAGTACTTTCCCGCGGAGGTTGTAATCTCTACAGTGTGAGACTTGTGTTCCTGATTGAAAATCCAAGCCCATCTATCTACATAGTCCAGATCTATCGGCCGCCTGATGACGTGGCAACCCGGGATCCGAAGTATGTGCAGAGACTTGGTCTCCAAGTTGTAAATCAGACCATCATGAGATTTCAGCAAGTACCAGAGACGCCATGCACGGCTCTCGTCGAGCTTTCGAGGCTTGAAACCAAAAGATCGACGAAGGTCAATATCATTCGACATATCGACAATCTTTAGTACCAGATCGTCCGGAAGATTCTTCCAGCACTCATCCATGGTTCCTTAAAATTTAGTTTGTTTAATTATATATGAATAGTCCGAGCACTCCAGTTCGAAGTCCTCCGCGTAATTATTCAAACCTCAATTCCCTGCTGAGGGCCCTGGGGAATAGGCTGCACGGCTACCCTGGGTGGGCCGTGGGCGGGAGTATGGCGGCGCGTCTGCACCACCCTGGGGCCCGCGAGCCCCGCAACATTGACCTCGTCGTAAATAGAAAGAATGCTCCTCATATTTTTCAGGCTTTGATAAATATGGGGTTCAATGGAAACCGACCAGGCCCTGGGAGCTGGAACCATGTCGAGTGGTCTCGTGGGCGGCACAAGATAGACGTGCTTCGTGCCGGTGGTCAAAGGGCGCCCTCCCTCATCGGTAAGGTGACTCGGAAGGGAATACCTGTAATAAATTGGAATAGTCTTGTGAATCAAAAGGCCAAGTACAATCCGGGGAGCGCGAATAGGATGAGGCGGCTATCGCCTACCCGGAGCACATCACGCACGCCTCCGGGTTCTCGCGCAAACAAGTCAGTCTCGCCTGTTCGACGGCTGGATCTATCGTAAACTTAATGGGCTGGGCCTTTGACCGGGTCCGCAAGTAGTACATACCCGTCTTGAGCCCTTTCTTCCACCCGTACATATGCATAGAACTGAGTTTGGCCGTGGTGGGGCTCTCCATGAAGATGTTCAGAGACTGTGACTGGTCGATGAATGCCCCGCGGTCCGCAGCCATGTCCAGAATACTCTTTTGAGAAATCTCCCAAGATGTTCTGTAAATGTCCTTGAGCCGGGCTGGCAGGCCCGGGAGGTCCTGAACCGAACCGTTGGCCGCGATAATCTGATCCTTGACTCCCTTCGTCCATACGCCGAGTTTCTGCAGGTCACGGACCAAGTGTTTGTTGATCATCACAAACTCTCCCGCCAAAGTCCGCCTGAGATACAGGTTGGTTGTGTAAGGCTCAAATGCTTCGTTGTTCCCTAGAATTTGGGCGGTAGAGGCGGTTGGCATAGGTGCGACCAAAAGTGAGTTTCTGAGGCCACAGACTTCAATCTTGTCCTTGAGGGCATTCCAGTTGTACATGCTCGGTTCGGCCCCCCACATGTCCAACTGTAGGATTCCTTGCGAGGCGGGAGAACCTTCATAGGTTTCGTATGGGCCCTCCTCCTTGGCCAATTCGCACGACTCTGTCAGGGCCGCGTGATAGATTATCTCGAATATAGCCTTGTTCAACTGCCGAGCGTGCGGTTCATCAAAGGTTAGACCAAGCATCATATAGACGTCGGCCAGGCCCTGCACGCCTATGGCAATAGGACGGTGACGGAGGTTAGACTTGCGAGAAGCCTCTGTTGGGTAGTAGTTCCGATCTATAACTCGGTTCAGGTTCCGAGTAATCACACGGGTCACTTCATGGAGCTTATTGTAGTCGTAATCACCGGAACTCTTAACAAAAGCGGGCAAGGAGATGCTGGCCAGATTACATACAGCCGTCTCATCAGGCCCAGAAACTTCCATAATTTCTGTGCACAAATTGCTGGATTTAATTGTGCCTATGTTCTTCTGGTTTGACTTGGCGTTCACAGAGTCCTTGTAGCACATGTAAGGCGTCCCTGTCTCAATCTGGGACCTGAGAATGGCGTCCCATATCTGGCGCGCCTTGAGAACCTTGCGGAACTTTCCCTGTAAGACATACTTGGCGTACAACTCTTCGAACTCTGCCCCATAGACATCCTGAAGACCTGGGCACTCGTGAGGGCACATGAGCCACCAGTCTTGGTCCTTTTCTACTGAATTCATAAACGAATCAGAGATCCACAAGGCCGTGAAGAGATCACGGCACCTTGACTCCTCGTCACCCTGGTTCAGCCGAAGATCCAGAAACTCTAGAATATCTGCGTGCCAAGGCTCCAGGTAGACGGCGAACGAACCCTTGCGCTTCCCTCCTCCTTGGTTCACATACCGAGCAGTGTTGTTGAATACTCGGAGCATCGGAATGAGACCATCGGCCACTCCATTTGTCCCCTTGATGGGAGTACCACGCGCCCGTACATTCGAGCAATGGATGCCTATCCCGCCTGACCACTTGGAGATCTGGGCACACTCTTTGAGAGTGTCGTAGATTCCCTCAATTGAGTCATCCTTCATAGCCACAAGGAAGCACGAACTCATCTGGGGCCTCTTGGTCCCGGCGTTGAAAAGGGTTGGCGTGGCGTGAGTAAAGTACTTGGCAGACATGAGATTGTAAGACTCTTTGACCCTCTCAAAGTCCCCTCCATGAATACCAAGAGCAACCCGCATGAGCATGTATTGAGGAGTCTCCCCTGGAAGAAGGTAGCTCCTCTGTAGAGTCTTGAGTCCGAAAAATCCGTAAGAGTAATCATGATCATGATTGATCACACCGTCCAGAGCCAGGGTCACATTCTTGATAAATTCCTCACTTACAAGACCCTTGGCGTGAAGAGCCAGCACGCAATCTGAAAAGCACTTGGGGCTTGTCTTGTGCATGTTGGAGACGGTCAGGCGAGTCGCTAAGGTTTCATAGTCTGGATTTTCAGTCATCAAATCAATGGCAACATCGGCACTCAGCGCATCAATCTCACTCGTGTGAATTCCATCATACATGTTTGAAAAAACCTTTTGGGCGACCCGATCAGGGGCTACATCCAGTCCTTGGCACAACTTTCTGATCCGCGAAGTGACCTTGTCAAAGAGCATCTCTTCCACGGAGCCATCACGCTTGAGGACTTTCATTTGCATTATAAGTTGTCTATTTTTTTATGCCGACCTTTAGTAATGGCGACCAAGTATCTTCCCACGCCGCTAGACACGGCCTTTTTTTCTGAATTCAACCGAGAGCAAATACATCGGGGAATCATCCAGAAGGTCAAGGCAAGTACGGGCTATACTATAGATCGTCAGAGTGATCCAGACCTTCAGTCCCTGATGAAGAAAGTCTTTGTGAATATGCGAGGAGACCCAAACACCAACGTTAAGTTTCAACTCGATGCCATGAATCGCGCGGTAGTGACGGAGGCGGCGCAGACGGTCGAGTCAGGCGTTCTCCAGCAGCTCGTCTATATTCGGGACATTATGGCCAACCCCGTGCCCGACCCTCGACCGACCAGCACCAGCACATACGGCAACAAGCTCCCTCAGAATTTTAAGTTTGGATTCTAATACATGAAGGCCCTCGATGATATCCTCATAGGATTTTTCATTTTCTTCGCTATTGATCGGGCCATACGCCTCTTCAGTAACGCCGTCGTCGAGCCACGGGTGACGGCCCGTGGAGCCAGCAAGGAGACTGTGGAAAACTGGAAGATTGGCACGGAGATGGTCCTCCTTTTCGCGTGCATATTCCTCGTCATTAGGTTCAGGAAGCCTCTGTCCCAGATAAACAAGATGTGACCTAAAAATCCAAGATGAATCAGTATCGAGATGAGACTATGCAGATGTGCAAGCACAAGGGATGGGACAAGGCGACGATAAGTACGGTATGGATGCTTTACACGGAGGAAAGTGGCGAGTTGGCCAGCGCGATACGTCAAATGCTAAGGACCTATCGCAAGACCGGGCTCAAGAAAGACAAGGGAACTGACGTGACTCAGGAGATGGGAGACGTCTTCAGTTACCTCTTCCAACTTGCGGGTATGCTTAATATTGATCTTGACCAGATGTGGTCCCTTCACCGTGAAAAGGTCCAGGGCAAGATCTACAAAGAAAATGTCGGCGTCTATTAATGGCCACGGCGCTTATGCAAGACGATGACCTAAGCATGAATCGCTTCAATCCATACACGTGGACTGGTACATACGGAGTGTCCAGTGATGGGTCGCACAACTGGCAGCCAGACGGCACCTTCACGCGCCCATACGACACCTCGGCTGGATCCGACCGTCTCGACACGAACCGCGACCTGAAGCACTTTGACGTGATGGCCCTTAATGACGCAAGTAATATGTGGTTCAACACGATGCCCGCCAAGCCCACCGCCCCTTTCCCCGCTTTTCCAGCGCGCAAGTACCAGAACTGGACCGGTGACCCATCCTGGGTCCGCCCAGATCTCAACTTCAATTACGTCTACGATAAAGACTTTATCGGGTCGCAGAAGTTGCCAGACTACATCAGGCGGCGACGCGGCGCCTCGGGCGGGAATCCCGTGCTTTTAGTGGCTGTCCTGGCCGTTATAGCCTACGCCGTCACGCGCATGAAGCGTTAGAGACGAGTGCGAAGCACTCAGATCTTGAGGACCTTGGGAGCAACCACCTTGACTAGTTTTGATGACAGCACATCTTTTTCATTTTTAGCACGTGTTTCCAGATTGGGGCAATAATGCACCTCAAGCTGAATGCACCTCGCACAAAAGTTCCCCGCGCATTCCTTGCATGTAAGAAACTTGGGCTTGTGCGGGCATTTCCACCCAAGGCTTGGTGCAGTCTTGCGGAGCATCTTCTATAACTTCACAATGTATTTGTTGCGTGGGTGGCTCGTCCCACTCAACCTCACATAACCCGTTTTTCCGAGCCCCCTCGACGCGATCCCAAAAGGTCTGCATAGTCTTGATATGTTGTTCAAACCAGGCGCGATCCCGGGTAACTCTGGTCACCATGAATATCTCAGGAACTGGGATTTCAGCATCTCGTGGGATGTTACCATCCTCTTCACATGGCCCTTTGGTCTTCACGTACTTGACGGAAGCGGGCCTGTACTGCACAAAGTCACAGTCTTCAAAGTCCAAAATCTCTAGCAGAAGTTGAATCTGAGGAAGATAATGCTCAGGAACTTTGTCCTCAATTTTGCGAGTCAAAGGGCACTTGATCTCTACCAAGAGACCATCCTCGGTGATGCCATCGGCGGATCCTCCTAGAAAGGGATACTTTGGGTGCTGCACGAGTCCAATCTCGTGTGTTTTGCGGCCCGTTCTTGCGTCATACAAGTCCCGTGCGACTGGCTCCAAGAGAGTCCCGTGGGCCGTGGCCGCATTTCCAGCCCAAGCCTTCTTCAGTACCTTTTTTACTAAGAGATCATCTGGCTTTTCATAGCGATTGTGCCCAAGTGCGCTCGCCACATCACTGGCGGTGAGCATATTCTCGCGAAGTGCAAGCCATTCATCACTTCTCTGCTCGAAGTATTTGCGGTTCAGGAGTTCCTGTACTTTTGGAAGCGGAGCCTCCATTCCTCTTAAACCGCTTGTCTGTCTTAAGTAAGAGTTCTGCTGCGTTTTGTTCGGCCTGCTTTTTCGTACTGGAGTACCCACAACCCATTTTTGCGCCATCTACTATTAGTGACACTGCAAATATTCCATTCACATTTCCCTCAACTTTATACTCGGGAAGGTCTATCTTTTCCGCCTGGCACCAGCGCATGAGCTGATCCTTGTAGTTGTCGTCAAAGTTCACATCAGTCTCGATTTTTTCAAAAGATTTTAAAATAAATTGTTTTGCATAGACCATTCCAAGATCAAGATAGATGGCACCCACAAAGGCCTCGAACACGTCTTCAAGAATCTTAGGGTTGGTATTCCATCCGTTGCGGATACCCTTCTCATCCATGAGGATCCATTTGTCGAAGCAGAGTTCTTTGGCTATCTCACACAGGGTTGTCCCACGGACCATCTTCGTACGCGCCTTGGTCAGAAACCCCTCCTGCTCCTTCTCGTGGCGATCGAAGAGCCACTTTGTAACTACAAAACCTAGCACAGAATCACCCATAAATTCGAGAGTTTCATACGAAGACTTGAGTCCCTCGTATCTTTTGAGCGCTGATTTATGGGTAAATGCACGGAGATAATATTCTGTATTTTTCACTTTAGTTCCCACAAGTGCGTCCAAGGCACTTCTGGGAGGACCAGTGGGAACCTCCATCTTTTATTATTACACTATCTATATTTTTAAGCCAGGGAAGGCAGTGCTACGCACTGGATTCAGCAAGCCGCCTTCTTCACCTTTGGGCGCGCAGGCTTCTCCGCAACTACGGGCTCCTTGGGCGCCTTCACCTCCTTGGGTACCTCCTGCTTTACGTAGTGCTGATTCAGGAACTTCTGAATATTCAGGAAGGTAATCTGAGTGCCCTCGGGAGGGCTCAGCAAGGCCTGCAGAGGAGCGTCCAGGGTGATGTTCTGACCCTTCTTCAGATCCTTCTCGGTTACATAGGCGTTTACCGCCTTGGTAACCTGAGACCGAGAGATCATCTCGTCGGCCCCAAGGTTCAGGAAAGAGCGCAGGGCATCCGTTACAACCTGTGGCTTATTGAAGCCGTTGTTCTTGGTGCGAGCCTCCTTCTTCTCACCAGTTGGGTCCTCAATGTCACCGATGACCTTGCGGACCATCTTCCGCAGGGCCTTCAGGTCCTTCTGCACAGCAGAGATATCAAGAGCAAGAGAGTCAAGAGTGGCCATTTCTATTATATACGGGAACCCATTCTTTATATGAGGAACAGGGACATGAGAACCATCACTCCTACGAGAAAAAGTAACCAGAAGAAGCGAGTATGATAAGGAGGCCCGTAGTTGGGCGGAAGGTTTTCAAAATCTGACTCGAGTTTGAATTTCGTGGCTCTCTCGCTCGTCATCAGGTCCTGGCCAAACCCAGGAGGGAGGCCAACTCCAGTCGTCGCTTGGTACTGACTAAGGTCTGAAGGGGGTGGACCATCACATTTGGGCTGACAGCACCCAGGATCACATGGACGGACTATTCCATCCGCCTTTCCTATCCAGCCGCAGAATGTTCCAGTAGGACCTGGCAAACATTGACAGTCTATACTGCACATTAATCTTAAAGAATATTTTAGTTACTAAAACATAATGCAGTTCTCATCTCCCCAGAAGTTGCCCGATGGTCGTTACTTTCTGAAGATCACTGGCCAGATGTTGCAGTTGAATAATGTCAAGGTCCAGGAGGGGCTCACATCTTCTTTGACCATCGAGGTCCAGGAGGATAAGTTCTCGGCTATTGATGAAGAGATTGTCGCCAAGGCCAAGGAGTCCAAGGTGGAGTGGTTTGGGCGCGAGCTCAGTGACGAGACCATCCAGGCCGCCTTTCAGGGCAGCGTTACGGATGGGTGCCTGAGTGCTAGCCTGGCCAAACTCAAGGGCGAGGTGGTAACCAAGGCATTCAACAGCCAGAAGGAGGCCATTGAACTCTCGGCAGTAGAGCCAGGCGCTCAGTGCGACCTGTTTGTCGAGCTGGCGGGTCTGTGGTTCCTCAAGAAGTCCTTTGGCCCCGTCTGGCGTGTGATCCAGGCCCGTGTCCGCGGCGGTGCCCGACCCCCCTCCTTCCCTACTCAGTACATGTTTGAGGATGAGGTCGAGGCCGAGGAGGAGGATCCAGCCGACTATGTCGACTAGCCCCAGAAAAAAGTATGCACATAATAACAAATGCCTCCCCGCAAGACTGTAGTGGCGATTGTCCTGCTTGTGGTACTTTTGGTCGCCCTTTTCTACCCCTCAATGAGTTACTACGCTGGCCCTTCAGGCGCTGACCTTGATCGCCCTGGAGCAACCTACAATGCCGCCGCCGCAGGGCCTATGGCGGCAAACGGCATGGATTACGACGTGAGCGCAGCAGGGCTTATCCCCCGTGAGATTACGGTCATGGAGGACTTTGGCAAGTTCGCCCCAGACGCCATCCTCAAGGGCCAGAACTACCTAGACCCACGTAGCCAGATAGGTTACCCAGAGACGATTGGCGGTGTTCTTCGTAACGCGAACCGCGACTTCCGCTCGGAGCCAATTAACCCACGGACGCCCGTGTCCATCTTTAACCTCAGCACCATTCCTCCAGATACCATGCGCCCTCACTTTGAGATTAGCCCAGAGTATCAGTAAGTGCGTAGCACTTGCGTCGTTCATTTCTCAACTATTAACAAATGGATTTCTCTGAAGCCATGAAGGAATGGATCGGTCTAAAACTCACGCTGGCCAACGCTCGTCAGGACCTTTCTGCACTCAACAAACGCGAAAAGGAACTAAAGGCGCAAATTACTCAACACATGGACACGAATGACATTGACACGGTCAAGGTCAAGGATACGGTCAAGGTGAACCTGAAGAAGAAAAAGTCAAAGGGTGCCATCACGAAGCAGGTAATTCGCACGGGTCTACTGAACTACTTTAATAATGATGGCGCTCGGGTCGATCAAGCCATTGAGGCCATTGAGGCGGCACAGCCAACCAAGGATGTTACATCTGTTAGCGTTACTGGTCTCAAGACTGAGAAAAAATAGTTAATAAATATAATGAAGTCCCTCCCTTGGGTAATCCTGGGTCTTGTTCTTATTTTAGTGTGGATGACTCGGGGATTATCAGGCTATGCACAGAAATCAGCAAATAAGGGTTATAATGCTGAAGAGGAGAGGGCGAAGAAAGCGGCGAGGATGGCGGAGAAGGCTCTAAAAAAGGCATCAGGTTCCCGCCGACGCTAAAAAAATAAAATGTAAATAATAATGAAGTCCAGTAAGATTCTCCCTTGGGTAATTTTCGGACTCGTTCTCGTACTAGCGTCGATGACCTTAGGTCGGTCATCAGGCTACTATGACTTGCCCGCTTCTATGATGGGCACCGCCGCTCCGGGCACGGTTGCTGCCGTGAGTTCCATGAAAACCGCTTCTACAGCTCCAGCCGCGTCTGCTAAATACCCGGCCATGGCGTATACTCAGCGCGCGTGGATTCGCGACTATCCCGGAAATGACATTGGAATGATTACCGTCAAGGATCGTCAGGAATGCGCCAAGGCTTGTAATAATGCGCCAGGCTGCGTTGGTTTTGTAATGGACCGCGCTGAGAAAAAGTGCTTGCGAAAGACGAAGATGGCGAACCCCCGATGGAATTGGCGTATGCATTCGTTCGCTCTCCCATCTACTACATTTTCGCCGCCCCCTGGCACACCACCACAACAGCGTCCTAAACGGGTGTGTATGGACATTGGTTATTAAAGATGAGAGGCGCTACAAAATTAACTAGAAATGGGACTCGGAGACGAGTACTCGCGTGACGCCCTGTTCAGGCGGCCAGACCAAGATGCTCACACATCCGACTCTGACTGTGAAGAGAGCGAGGAGCCTTTGCATCCAGAGGATTTTGAGGCCTTGTACAGTGATGAGATTTACACAGATATAGTGCTTATTCAAGAGTTTGTCAACGACGGCTACCATCGCGTCAAGAACCGCTATGGGGTCGTAGAGTATACTCATATTATTCACGAGTCTGACCGCTTCTGGTCAGATTGTGTCATTCGCGTGGATGTGATGCGTTTGTACCGCCGCCTCCACTTCAAGGAACTCTTTGATCCTCAGAGCTTCCAGAACTGGCTACAATATTATATTGAACTAAAGTAAATGCTTCCCGATCTCGCCGCCCCCAAGGTGGCCATCCCCGCCACACTGTTTATGATTAGTCAGGTTCTGCCAATGGCTGGTGGCTTGGGTTTTCTACTGGTGCCTCTTCTTTCATGGGTTATTATTCGCTTCGTTCTTAAGAACAACGTGACGTCCGCAGATATAGTTGTTCCTGGAATTCTCACCCTGATTCTCGGAATGATCCGTCTTCCCCTCGAGATGCCCACCGCCGTCGTCACCAAGGGCCTCGCCTTCCTCGTGGTGTTTTCTTATCTTCGTATTTTGTTTCCCCAGTACTATTAGACCATGAAACCTCAGAACCTCATTATAGGTCCAGGAGCCATGGCTTTTTATGTATTTCTCGGAAAACTTTCACAACTTGACTTGTCCGAAGTCAGGGCCTTGAGCGGGTGTAGTTCGGGCTCAATTCTCGCGCTTCTCTGGGTTGTCTTCAAAGGAGACATTCCAAAAATGCTCGACTTTTCACTCAAAGTGCCTATAAAGAATCTCATGAAACCAAATATTAAAAACTTTTTGTTAAACTTTGGATTGGTTCCACTTGAACGCGTTCAAAAAATTTTACAAACAATATTTTTAAAAAGTTTTGGAAAGAATGACATGACCTTTGGTGAACTCCACAGGGTCCGACCTATTGATCTTTACATTTCGGCATTTTGTGTCGATAGATGCGAGACTGTTTATTTTTCATGGAAGTCTCATCCAGAGCAGTCTATATTGGATGTTGTTAGTGCGTCAATAGCCGTCCCTCTTCTCTTTTCAGCCGTGATGATAGGTCCATGGCGTTATGTAGATGGCGGTGTTCAAGAGGAGATTCCAGCAATGCCCTTTATAGGAGAGAGTCCAGGTGATACTCTCGCCCTTCAGACCAGCCCAGCACCTCCGAAACCAACCAAAAATCTTTCAACTTTTGTCATGAATCTTTTCAGTTCTGCACTCCGACTGCGTCACAAGTTCAATGTCCAGTCGTATAGGTTCGATACTTCAAATATTGATGTATTTGATTTTGGTTCCGATCGCCTCCGTCTCTTCTGTGACGGACAAAAATCTTGTCCACTAATAAATGCAGCACACAATCCGAACTGGACACGTACGGAAGAACGGCTCGAAACGGATATATGTGAAGGCGAGCAAGGGACGGAAGGCTTACTCTTACATACGGAAGGCGAGCAAGACGCGCATCAAGGCAGTACCAGCCTATGATGTCGGCACTGCTGGTCAGCCCCTGCGTCGTATCGGCCCCCTCAAGAAGGGTATGCTTACTCGCTATGGCTACCACCCAGTCGAGGCGACCAAGGACCGTCACAAGGCGCTCAGCAAGGCGGTGCATGTGGGCAAAGAGGAGCCACGGGCCGTGGTGCGTCGCCTCGTGGCCATCAGCACGCTGACCAAGGGCCACCTGCCACGGGCCAGCCGTATCTACAAGCAAGACGCCAAGTTTATTCGCACCAAGTTTGCGAGCCGCTTCAAGACGGATCCTAAATATAAAGTTGTTAAAAAGTAAATGGCTATGATCACGAGGAACGCCCCAAACACTCGAGCCCTCGACCTGCTGGCCAACGCGGCGGCGGGGAACGTGGGCGCGACCCGGCCAAAGCTACGGTTTTCTCGGACTCGGCGAATCATAAAATCGGGGGCTTTCCATGGAACGACTTTTGCGATCCTCCATGGCCTGGAGACGCTCATGCCAGGAGCGTACTTCTATCCCCAACTCACAGTGAGCCTGTGTGCAGCGATCCCGACCCTCTACGGGGCTGTCCGCCGCCGCAACGCCTCCTCGGTCGCCGTCACGTTCTTCTGGTACGTGACATTCATGGGAGCAGCGGGTATTATGCAGACCATGCTTATAAAACAGAACAGCACCTATTGGAACTCTTTTACTAGCGCGGCCGGCAAACTTGTGGACAAGCACATCAAGGGTTCTGCCAACTCCAACTCTACAAAGTATCTCATTCTTTACTACATCGCCCAATTCTTTCGGGCGGCTCAGCAGGCCATGGGGATGCCAGTCTATCTGACTGCAAATGCCTATGGAAAGCGTTTCGCTGCAAATTTTTCAGGACATCTAGGGACCTCGATGGTAAAACTCCTGAAAAATACGGGAACTGCAATTATTAAAAAGCCGCTGCAGTCCGCGGCCATTGCGGCGACGACATATGTCGCCATGGCTGGGCGGTCGAAGAAGCGGACGTCCAAGAGGACTTCAAGGAAGGCTCTGCGCTAAATTGTCTTGTAGAACCCCCACTTGAGTTCTTCACATATTCCCTTCCAAATTTCATCTTGACGGTACAATTTTTCTTTTGATTTCAAAAGGGGAAAACAAGGCAGGAAATCATCTTCTCCAAGCAATTCACAGAATTTGTAAAGTACGTAGGAATAAGACAAAAAGTTTTTTCGGTCTTTTGGCCGATGTTTCTCAAAGGGTTTCTGGATCTGATGAAACATGAGTCGGAGCTTGGCTTCGAGCGCCTGACTCATTGTTGGAGGTTGTATCCCGTTGAGAATCGTCGTTATGTAAGGCACGTGCTCATAAAAGCGCGAGCGGCCCAGCTTCTTGAGGAGAGCCTTGACTTTCTCGTGAGTAATTTCTGAAAGATCTTTGACCTTTTGCTTCTTAAACTCGAGCCTAAGTTCGTCTACGACATCTGGAGGGACGCTCGTTGACTCCTTGGCCTGGAACTGGCTGACCCATTCGTTAAAGTGATTCTCTCGCTTGTAAGAGTAGACTATGTTCTTCTCCATCTCTTGCTCTTCCTTGAAGCCAACCTCTTCACCAAGTACATACTCCGTCATCCCACAATTCTGACACACTTCATCGCTCTGGCTCTCATCTAAATACTTTGTAAACTTCTTTCCGCATCCCCTACACAGGGGGTCTGGAATATTACAACGCACCTTTGTCTTTTTGTCGTACTCGCCCTCTACCTGAATAAGGTAAGCGTTATATATATCCTCTCTCTGGACCCCCTTGCGTGACGAGACCTGGACCCCCGCGACTCTTTTCGTGCTCGCCTCCCCAGTCGCCTCCCCATGATGGTACTCCCTGATAAAGGGAGCCGACTGAGCCATGTACTCATACATCTCACTTTCTATTCGTCCCCTTTCCGAACTCTGTGCTGATTCTATACGGGCCTGAAACTCACGCACCTTTTCATTAAATCTGGCTTCCATTATGGGAAAATATGGCTAATTGTTTAAGACTCGTCAACTCGTGGCGCCAAGTAGAACTTTACATCACCCAAGTTTGCAATTCCATATCTGAAAACTATTGGCATATTTTCGTCTGAAGAGTCCTGCATGAGCTGGACCGACGAGCAGAGCCCCGTAGCCTTGGTGAACATATTGATGTACCGCAAGTTGTAAGTGGCTCCTATCCTATTGGGGAAAGAATCAGGAAACTCAAGTACCGTCTTTTGATTCGCAAAGTCCCCCTCGCATGAGAGCTCGAGGCGGGGGCCCTCTCGGTACACGTCCATATCGGTGGCCAAGTTGCCCATGTCGCGAGCGATGCGCTGAAAGTCGATACTGGGCATGGTCGTTATAACATCCATCGAAATCTCGGGAACATCAAGAATATCTTCATTTATATCTAAAAGTTTGAGACTAAAGGTTGTCTTGGACTTTTTGGTCGTATTTTCAATAATAAATTCCAGGAGTTCAGACCCATTGATATTCATAGTTAGGGTGTCTGTAGGACCGACCGACTTGAGAAGCTTGAAGGTATTTGCCATGTTCAATCCGGCCGTAATCTCGGTAGGACAAGAATACTCTTCAAAGTTTTCGGCCGCTAGATTCATGTGGACGAGGGTAACTCGGGCCGTGTCGAGAGTCAGAATCTTGAGACCTTCTGGACTAAAATAAACATTCACATCATTGATAATGTCCTTTAGAACCTCAAAAATACCTTTAATAGCATTTGCCTGAATGGTTCGTAGATGCATCCTTGCAGGGAAGTAATTATATCTTTTAACTACCAACACCCGAAGAATAAGCATCCTTGACATCTTTGCTCATCTTGGCCTTGAGTTCAGGTGTGAGCATTGGCTGCATACTTGTTCCGTATGAATCAAGTGAAAACATCTCCGGGCCGCCGTCACCCCCATCAAGACTCGCGGAAAGTATCCCACCTGAAGACCAGTTCTCAATGTCCGAAGGTATCATGGACTCGAGCCAATTGCGAACCTCGCCGCCTACTAGGATATTGCCATCGGATGTAACTAATGTTGGCACGCGTTTGACATTGGGGTTTGCTGGTCGGCCGTGCGTTGATACATTATGGTACTTTATCATTGGCCCCAAGGTGGGGTTGGATTTTATAAAGTTCAAAAGTTCAAAAGAATATTGGCACTTGTCGCTAAACACCAAGAGTGCCATTGATCTTTTGTATTTTTTTTAAAAGCCATTATTAACACATGAAGGCAGATGTGGCTATTCTGGGAGCCGTAGCCCTCGTGACCGCTTACCTCTTCTGGAACACCTCGTCGCTGACGGCGACATATGCAGACCCTGTTGCTCCCAGTAACACTCCATCAGTGCCTCGTAGCATAATACAGGCGATAGTAGAAAAGATACAGGCAGGGGCTCCATGGCTTCAGCCGATAAATACTGTATACATAAATCCAATTTCCAGCCCCCAGGGAGGTACGAGTTACAATGCCCGTTTCATGTTCCTGGACACGCGTGGATTTTTTGGAGAGCAGTATGATGTTACAGCTACTGTAGCACCTGAGGGAACTGTAAACCTCCTGAAGAACACTCATACCAGCTCCCCATCTTCAGATGGACCCTTCGAGCGCTTTGTCGCCGACAAGTACCAGGCCTACTCAGATATCCGAGATTCTCTTAATGTTCAGATGAAAGAGTCTCTGAAGCAGTTTGGTGAGCTGCCTGGGACAACCAAGGTTCTTGCGTAGACTTGGGCAACAGAAAGTAAGAGCCATGAGTAGCAATGATATCTGCAGGAGATATCGCAGAGAGGGATCGGGCCAGAAATGCCATACGCAAGAATACTTATAAACATATTCTTGAACAATTTTCAAGAAAAGTTCAGGCAGCGGCAGAACGCCGCGAAAAGTCGGCGACTCTTCAGGTGCCGCCAATGGTCCTAGGATTTCCAATGTATCCTTACGATGAGGCTCTTTGGTACCTGCGGCGCCAACTGGTACTCGCAGGATATCAGGTTGAACAGGGACTTGAACCAGGACAGTACATCGTCAAGTGGGCCAAGGCCCGCAAGGCTAGGGAGGCGGAGGTTTCTACATTTCAGGTCGCCGAGCCCGGTGAGGACCTGTTTTCAGGACTGGCCAACATGCAGAAGGTGGCGGCAAAACTCCGTGGTAAGTAATAAGCATGGAACTCAACAATCTTGGAGACATCCTAGCAATTCCTTTTTTTGCCCTCAGTCTGAAATATTTTCATGAAAAGAAAAATAAAAATATTTTAGAAAAAGTTTTATTACTCTTCAGCCTGGTGGGTCTTCTCGCAGACATCGCGTTTACGCTGAAACATTTTCATGTAGTTGATTATTAATGGAAGTTCTCAATGACGCAGAGAGACGCTACTCGAGGAAACTCGTGGATGCTATGCTCCCAGAAATCATTGAGGTTCTCGTGACCATGTGGGAGGATACGAAGAAGGAGACCAAGGACAGGAAGTTTCTAGAAAACTACCGTCAGAATCTCCGTAAGATTAAGGGCGAGTGGTCGAACGTCAAGGTTAAGGAGCACGTGTCAAATATCCTCAAGGCCTGCCCTCTGTTCCCGCGGCTTATAGCGGCCGTCTTCGTCATACACGTAAAGATACTGAGTGCGATCAGAATCGATAAAAATTCAAAGAAAATAAATTTAAAGTTGCCGAGCAATGACGTGTTCGTCCACACGTCTTTTATCGAGTGCGCCCGGGATCTCTACGAGGACCCATACATTATCACGGATGAAAAGACTATGAGCGAGCGTCGCGAGGACCTGACGAAGCGCTTCACCAAGTGCATCCGCGAGACTATCGAGAATCTGGTTCCGCTCGAAGCAATAATGGACAACTATTTCCCGAAGAATATTGATGATTTCAATATGGGCCAGGATGACGAAGAGCCAGAGGAGGAGCCCGGCGAGGACCTGATACAGGATACACACCAGGAGCCCGATATGGAAGCGGCGCTCGAGGCTTCTGAGGGCCCTCCGCCCGCGGGCACCCCTCTTGACGAGTCAGAGTTGCCTAATCCCGATGAGACTCCTGGGGGCTCCAAAACCATAAATGTCACGCCAATCAATCAAACGCCTCACAGGGAGGAGCTCTTTCCGAGCGCGCCAGAGACTATGAAAAATCCTGCACAACAATAAGAATGGATCAGTACCTTCGTCAGCCTATAAGTGCGGCCGCCATTGCTGGAGTCGTCACAGTCGTCTACCTCATGGGAAAGAACAAGTTGAATGGAAAGACCAACGCACCAAACTCAGAGTATGCCAAGCCAGCCATGCTTGTGGCGATCCTCGTCTACTTCATAGTCGCGCAAGGTTCTGGACATAGGGAGTCTGTGAGTTTAGATCCGTACTGAGATCAGTGCGTAGCACTGGAATCTTTCAAGTTGGGGATCACGAACCTTCGGTTCGGTCTCTAGGACTTAAAAATAAAAATACTTTATTTAGAAATGAGTTCCCTGGATGCATTTAACGAGCTATACTCTGACTTTATTAGTGATCTTGAAGGTGCCTTCCCTGATGACGAATCCGTGAAGGCTTTCAAGGCGGAGTTTGTGACTGCTCGTGAGTCTTCTGTCCGTGGCCCACTCGATGCCTTTATGAAGCTTGACGCCAAGGGTCTGACGGCCCGTGACCCAGCCTTCATCAAGCAACTATCTTTTGCGCCAGTATGGGATGGCGCATCCGACCAGACCAAGCAGGCCATCTGGAACCACCTGAATGGTATGTACATGATTGGAATGACCCTTTCGATGTTCCCGCCCGAGACTCTCAGCGCCATCGAGGCAGCGGCCAAGAAGTGCGCCGAGAGCGGTGCTTTTGACCCTTCAGCCCTGAGTGGTCTTCTATCAGGTATGATGGGCGGCGGTGGCTTCCCCGGAATGGGCGCGCCCCGTCCTCAGCCCCAGCGCCGTGTAGCAAGCGGCTCTCGTCAGAAAAAAAGTAAGAAGTAAATAGTAGATGGATCCTCACGAGATATTTCGCAAGGACAAACTTCTTGAGTTTTGGCCAACGTCCTTTCAGTCGGCCAAGGATCGGGTTGCGGCCACAACTCGTTTTGTCGTTTACGCGATGAGTATTTTGTATCTTATTAAGCGGGATGCACGAATACTCGCCCTAGGTATCCTTGTTTTGGCCGTCCTCTATTTTTTGTATACAAATAATCAGATTCCAGATGGAAAGATCCGTCCGACACAGACAGAGGGTCGCGCCCCGTACTGGGCCCGTGATACAGTGACGATGCCTACCATAGATAATCCAATGGGTAATGTGCTACTAACGGACTATGTGGATAATCCCGACCGCCCCCCAGCAGCCTGGGCCGCAAGCGTCAAGCCCCAAACTGATACTGCTTGGGACTTTATTCATCCTTTCGAGAACAAGAAGGAGGCTCAGCGCAACTTTTATAGTCCAGCCAGTACGACCATTCCGAACGACCAGAATGCCTTCGCCGAGGGTTCTTTTGGAGCCAAGTTCGCACCATTCGCCAAGGATGGTTCAGGTGTCGCCGACCTGGACAGCGACCGCTTCCACTTCCCAGAGCGGCCACAGATGCGCGCGGGTAATGGGCGTTAAGGGAAGTGCTATGCACTTGAGAAAAAAACCTCCGCAATCAGTAATGGGCCGAAACCTTATGACCGACCAGCTGACCCTCCAGCCTCGAATCTGGCAGGGGCCAGCGCAAATTATGCTTGCAGATGTGGTCAAGGTGGATGACCGTCTGCGGTCACAGACCACCTCCACGTGGAAGAACCAGTATTGTGAGACACCGTATGATTTCCCGAATCTGTACATTGGCGGGGACCCTTTCCCAGTTCGCCTGTTTGACCCTATCAGCACCTACAGCAATGACCAGAACAGTCGTTTTAACCAGCGCAACCCCACCGTCGTCCCTTACCTTAATCTTCGCCCAAGCCCCTGGGCCGCAATGTCTGGTCCAGGCAGGGTGAAGTACGTGGGTTAAAATATAAACTAAAAGTAATATGGACCCATTGGCTCTAGCAGCAATTGTCGGTCTTGTGTTTGCGGGTCAGAGATTCAGTGATTCTGAATCTGCTGCTCCTGCAACCACTGTACCCATTATGATGACCCCTCATCAGGTGACCCGTCTCGATACAGATCTGGCGTCCGGTGGCGCTCCTGGTATGCGTGCGGATGCTTTCGGTCTTCGGCCGATCAACCCTTTTTTCGGTCGTCGGATAGGGGATGCCTATCTTCCTCCCAAAGAGGCCGTGCCCTCTCTTCAGGATTTTTCGCCAATGGCTAATAGGTACCCGCATGGTCAGCCAGTCTATGACTTGTATGACCGTGAGAACGTTACGAACAAGATGAATAACCTCCAGCCAATGGAACGGATTCGCGTCGGCCCTGGCTTGGGCGCCGCCCCCAATGTTCCAGCCATTGGCGGTTTCCAGCAGTTCTTCCGCGCTTTGCCCAACAATGTGAATGAAGAGAAGCTCGTTACCCTGCCAGGTGGAGAGGGACCAGCCAGCTATTTCGTCCAGAGCGGAGGTGTCTCCTTCCCAGACAAGGGTCTTATTAACGGCCAGATGAGCCACCAGGCCAAGGTAACAAAGACCTGGACCCGCCCGCCTGCCCAGAACAGTGGTCAGGGTCAAGGTATTATCAGGGCTCCAGAGGGGCGTCCAGATCAAATCAAGACCCGTAAGACGACGATTCGCCAGGAGACTGGAATGCGCTCAGGAGATGGTCTGGAGATGGGTCCAGGCCAGTACGCTGCAGTTTATCAGGCGTACAACCCGGCCGTCATGGACACTTCTCTGCCTCACTCGACTGGTAATCGCGTGAATCCTGATCGGGCTGGAAATGGCGGCCGTATGAATGTTCGAGCCGATCCCCAGGGAGCAAACGGGGCGGCGACTCGCACACGCGCCGAGTCTATTCCTCTTCGACCGGGTCCAATGGACCTCCACGCAGCAGGTGGCGCCGGGCCGTACAAGCCTCCGGAGAACTGGAATCTCAACAACAACAAGAGCGAGCCGAACCCTCTGGCCTCTCAGCGCAACCTCAACATTGCCCGGAACCAGGTGGTCAACAACCCCCTGGCGATCCCCGCGTGGGCGACTGTGTGAAAAAACTAGATGTCCTTAGTAAATGAGTGGAGGTATTGTCCAGCTCGTCGCTACCGGTGCTCAGGATACTTGGCTTTCGGGCAAGCCTGAAATTTCCTTCTTTCGTTCCAACTACAAGCGGTACACTCACTATGCGGCCGCTCCGGAGCGCCAGACGATCCAGGGAAACCCGTTCCCTGGTTCCATCTCAACCATCCGTATCGAGAAAAAGGGAGACCTGCTGTCCTACATGTACCTGACGGCCCGTGACCTCAATGGAGCTCAGGTTTGTAACCTTGATTGGTCAAAGGTTATTGACCGCGTGGAGCTCCTCATCGGCGGGCAGGTTATTGATGTTCAGGACTACAACTACATGGCTGATGTCGAACCCTGTACTGGAGCTCAGAATTACAACCAGCGTTATCTGAATAACGATCCGACTCCCACTCCCACGACCAACCTGACTGGCCCGACGAATAAGGCGGCCAACTTTTTCCCCCTCAAGTTCTTCTTCTGCAAGGACTGGTCGGTGAGCTTGCCCCTTGTGGCCCTGCAGTACCACGATGTGGAGATTCGAATCACTTGGTCATCAAACCTGAACTCGCTTGTTCCTAATGTTCTCCCGAGCGGCGCAGGCCCGTCGTCCCTGTCTCTTGGAAACGCCTACGCAAGTGCTAACCTGTTCCAGTCTGTTAGCACGGTTGGCGTGGCTGGCCTTTCTCTCCAGTCGAATACAACCAATCTCGTCCTGACTTCTAACACCATCAGCGGACCCATATTCCCAGGAATGGTAGTAGGCAATGTTCTATCATCGAATCTCTTCTATTCAAACGGCCTTGGTGTCATCCAGTCACTAACTGCAAACATTTTCAATAATAATTCAGGAAACACGTACTCGAATGCCATCATCTCCTTTTCCAACACCGCCAATAGTTCCATAACTGGAGACTATCTGAATGGAAGTTATCTAAACTTCTACCTCGCTCCTTCTCAAGCGACAGTTATAACAGGAAGCATAACGGCTGCTCAGGCGGCCGTGGGTACCGCCCAGCTGAGCATCACCAGCCCCCTTCGTTCTACGGGAACTCTCGTAGGATATGGCGTTCTAGGTCTCCCTATTCCGGGTATAGTTTACGTGACAGCCTCCACGGGTAACAGCATCAATATAGCCTTTACATCCGTGACTGGAGCTATTACGATACCATACCAGACAATAGTCTCCTTTGTACAGGGCAACTACACATCGACCACTACTTATTCCCAGCTGAGCTATCAGTGCTGGTGCAACTTTGTCTATCTCGACCAGTCTGAGCGTGAGTATTTTGCCCAGGCGACCCATGACCTTCTGATTACTCAGGTTCAGCGGGTTCCCATAGGTCAAAACTCTGTACAGGAGCTGGCCCTGGCTCAGCCGGTGAAGTTCCTAGCCTTCCAGTCTCAGGCGTACGGAGCCATCTACAACTCGGGACTGGCCTCGGCCTCCGCCACCAACTACCAGATGAAGGTGCAGATTAACGGTGTTGATGTGGGTGAGTCCCGCCCACTTCCCGCGTGGACGGATGCGAACCAGTACTACCACACTTCGTACGGGTACCTTGCCAACAACATCGAGACGAGTATCCTGGTCATACCCTACTGCCTCGACACGTCCAAGCTGCAGCCAACTGGGACCCTCAACTTTTCTCGGCTAGATACATACCGTCTCGTGGTTCCGGCGGTACTCAGCGGCGGGCTAGGGGCCCTGGCAAACCCGGGCGTCGCATCCCCATACATTTACGCAGTCAACTACAACGTGCTCCGTCTCCAGAAGGGCATGGGCTCGGTGCTTTACGCAAATTAAATACTTTGTATTTTTCAAATGCAGATGTGGCCGTGGGTCCTCCTTCTGGGTCTCGTGTTTTTGATTAGCTACGATCCCGGCTCGCGTAACCTGGCCAATTATTTTGACAGCCCAGTAGTAGAGCGTGATGGATCCATCACCGAGGCGGAACGACCTTCCGCACGAAAGGCATAAGAGTATAGCGATACCTGTGAGTAGTTCTGTGAACGGGGATCCCGCCAAGTTCCTACTGGTCCACGACCGAAGATACAAAGAATGGACATTTGTAACGGGCGGATGTCGCCGCCGTGAAATCTTCAATCCTCTACGCTGTGCAGTTCGCGAGCTAGAAGAAGAGACTCGTGGGATCATAAATCTGAAAAAGGGAACATATTCCTATTTCAGTTTTTCCTTCAAAGACTCGGAGGGCGTAAACAACGTGTATCACGTATATGTCTTTGACGTACATATGACTGAGACCGAGCAGAGTCACATAGTTACTCGCTTCAATGAGGAAAAGGCAAAGATGGATGGCCGCCAAGTTCCTTTCCGAAAAAACTACGATGAGAATGATTCGTGCGAGTTTGATACACTCGAAGGAATCACGGGTCGCCGAGACCTCTGGGACATGATACGGACCCATGTTCTCAGGAATCCACAGTTTCAAAAGTTTCTGGCAAAACCAGAAAAACAACCTTTTTTTATACGCCCTTAGTAGATGCAGGCGTCCCAGCCCTCTGGGACTTTAAACAAAGTAAAGGCGGTACTAGCCCCGCCAAAATGGTCCGAGTTATTTGGTCGGGCCAGCCTCGGCACGGGGAATCGCCTCGGAAACAATGGCCAGAGTCACTCGGTCAAGAGAGAAATGTGGGCCATGGTGGTTCTGGCTACGTTTGGGCTTGTCTTGGGTCTGTGCGTAAATGCTCTTTTCGGGCTTCTCGTCCTGAAACTGAAATCAAGGTGGAATAAATTCTTCTGGGCTATTTTCCAGCTCTTTACAATCTTGGTAATGACATTCGCAATGTATAACTTTCTTCCCGAGACCCTGACGGGAACTTTCCAAGGGACCTACCCAGGCATGATGTTCCCTGTATTTTTCTACGGAACACAGACGAACATGTTCGATGGATTCAAGGCCCCCTTTGGACCCATAATGGGTTAAATTAAAAAAAATAAAAAAATAGTTTAAAACAAATGACTCAAAAGAAGGATCAGTTGATCGTCCGCCTTTTGAATCTTCGTGGTGATGACTCTACGCCGCCATCAGACTTTCTAAAATATTCTATTCAGCAAATTTATCACTTTATTGAGGTTGAGGAGGAGAAGCGCGAGGCTATGAAGCAAGAGGTGGCTGTCGCAGAGGTCGAGCCTCCCGTTCAGAAAACTCGCAGTGCCTTTGATGACTTTTTTGGGTGGAAGTAAACCGAGTCTGGGCTTGCAGCCTCGGTCTCTTAGAGGAAATAATCTCTTTCTTAGTAAGATGCAAATTCTAAAATGGAATCGCAAGGATAACGAGGCTCCGACCCATGTTCTTATGAATGGCGGCCAGCTTCACGTCCCAGAACGCGACCTCGACGCGTTCTGGAGGGCCTACCTCTCGGACCTTGCGTGTGGTAAGAAACTCTTTGTCGTCGAACAAAAAACTGAAAAGTTCCGGTTTTTTGTTGATATTGACTATCGAGCGGAGAAATCTCTCGCGGATGACGAGACGCTCGAACTCTGTCGGAAGATTTATGATTCCGTTGGGGAGGGAGGCCGCTGTCTCGTGGCACGGGCCCCTGCCCGTGAAGACAAAGGCCAGGTCAAGTCAGGGATACATATGCACTGGCCAGATCTCGTGGTCACCAAGACAGAGGCTGTTTCTCTGAGGACCCAGATTCTTATGAATCTCGAAGAAGATCACTGGCCCGAGACGATAGATGCGAGCGTATACAGAGGGGCGGGACTTCGCTGCTTGTGGTCTCTGAAGAAGGGGGCGAATGGAGCCTACGTGCCGTGGCGTTCTATCCCAGACGGAAAATCTCTTAACGCGGCACCTTGTCTCGATGCGCTCAAGCTCTTTTCTGTCCGTACGACTGGCGGAGAGACGGGGCGGGTCAAGGCGGCTTCATTCGCAACAGATTCTTCACGTCTCGAGCAGTTTATTCAGAACAATATGGAGGGTCAAGAGAACGCCAGGGTCAGGGCTGTTCGAAGGACCAAAAAGGGGGAGGGCAAGGGTCTCTGCGTAGAGACGGATTCGAAGTGGTGCGAGCGCATCAGGGGATCTCACAAGTCGAATCACATCTGGTTTTACATAAATGGTAAAAGTATAGTCCAAAAGTGCCTCAACGAAGAGTGTTTCGAGTTTTCTGGTCGTGAGCATTTTCTCCCGCCATCTATTAGTAATGAATCTGTTTGTGTGGATACTCCTACTCGTCCTAGTCTTGTGGATCTTCTTCCCGAGGCCTGGCGCGGGACGTTTCCGGGAATTCGAACAGAAGTTTCACAAGTATTCGGGTCTGGACCCAGACGAATGGATGTTGTTCCAGACGAGCCTACGGGAGTTTGACAAGAATCTAGAGCCAGGTCCTCTCTATAGAGCCGTGGATCACGCACGGAATCTCGGCCTTATGAATACAAATTTTACGGATGAGGTTAATAATCTAGCGGACCGCTTAGGATATGAAGGAGAGGTCCTATTGAATCAGCGGGCCGTGACGAATGGGACAGTATTTAGGCCAAGATATTTGAATGAAGTCATCCCAGATCAGCCGCAAACACTCTACTTAAACGATTCAAAACCCATGTTTACCATAGATGTCAACCCCATTGGACGCAGCCCCCATTTCGACGCCCTTGGAGGCCACACCCGCGCCTGAGGCCCGCACGCGCTATGGCCGTGCAGTACGTGCGCCAGTTCGCTATGAGCCGATAGAGAAAGTTGAGGATGATTATGGGTCTGATGACTATGACGAGGATGAGTCAGAGATTGGCTCGGGTATAGAGTACAGTGACTCTGAATTAGAGGCAGAAGATGACGACAGTGACCTTGATGGCTTCGTTGTTCCAGATAGAGACGAGAGCAACGAGGATGATAATGGATCAGGAACAGACTCGGATTCCGACGCCTCCTCCAGTGGAGTACACCCCACAGTGGCTGGATCCAGAGCCGCCCCCAGAACCCCCGCCCGTAAGGTACCAACCAAGGTTCCAGTTCGAGGAAAGAAGCAGTAGTTTTGTTGACAACAAGTTAATTATAGGCATTGCTATAGGAGTTATCGTCATGGGAGTCTTAATGACGATGAGACCTATGGTCATTCATGGAAAGTAAAATGCGAGGCTATTCCCCAGGTTGTGTGTAGTGTGCGAAAACTCGGACCTGCGCCGAAGCCAGCGCCGCCGTCGTGTTTTGAGGAGTAGTGTCTTTATTAATAAAATACAATGGCGCTTTATTACTCGGAGAATCGTTTCCCACGAATTCTCCGATTGGTCCAGTTCTGTTTTTATAGACATCTTCCTGAAGAAAGCCGACCCAGGCCCCTTCACGTCTGGTAGAGTCCGTTACATCTTTCATGTAATCATAGTCGTAGTATGGGGTTTTCGCAAAAGGATTATCCCACGCGGGAGGTTTGAGCATAGGTAAAAGTCCGTAGGCAGTTGAAAGCAGCCACAGGACTATGGCCAGGCTTATAAGAGTGAGCCACATCTACTAACTTACTTAGAATTTAAATGCAGGATTTGGGGATACCTCGTCGATGGGAATCGCTGGGTCGCCATCCTTTGTATTCTGTGACTGGAGTTTTGGGTCCTCCGCTCCAGCCAAACGCCGCTCCTCATCCTCCTTCTTGCGCTTGGCGATCTCAAGGCTTACCTCGGCAGCAGCCATACGACGTAGGACCTCCTCATCCTTCTCAGGGAACTCCTCCTTGAGCTTATCAAAGATTTCTGCAGGGTGAGGAATTGGGGGTACATCGGGACGGTTATAGTACACAGAGTTCTCATCCGAAGGATCGGCGTAGGGATACGGGCCGTCAAGGGGCTTGGCCATCATGTCGCGCTTGCGCTTCTCGAACATGGAGGCGGCCTGCGACTGATTCTCGCGATATTTTACCATAATCTCCTCGAGCTTCTCGTTGGCATAGTGGACATTATCAATCTGGTCGCGATTCGGTGGGATCAGGAGCCACTTGTACATGTCAACGACATAGATGTCACACAGGCCATCCTCCTTCTGGAGGCGCTTGGCGTGGCTCGCGGCCTCATCACGGGTCGGGAAACACCCACGAATCTTCATTCCCAGGAGGTCATTCTTCTGTGGCTGGTCGGGGCCGACGAAAGAGATACAAGCAAAGAGTTGGCCGGGGATCGTCAGGTAGTCTGGCTCGAGAGAACCCATTTAAAAGTAAGGGGCTCTTATTTTTTAAGTAAAATGACGCAAGAGATGCGTAAACTGCACAACAAGTGCAAAAGAGATATCATAGGAAACTATGTCTGGCCTGGAGCTCGCGTCCTCGACTGCGGCTGTGGCCGTGGAGGCGATCTTCACAAGTGGAAAATGTTAAAACAGGCGGAAGTCGTAGCAATCGATCCCGATGAAGAATCTCTCAGAGAAGCGAGGGTTCGGGCCCTGGAGAGCCGGAGTCAGGTCCAGATTATCGGCCCTGGAGATATTCGTCACGTAGAAGGGGCTTTTGACATTGTGTGCTACAACTTTTCACTACACTACATAGTTGACTGTTTCGAAGAGTCCCTGGAGGCTATCAGGCGTGTTCTGCCTCCTGGAGGTCTTCTCATAGGTATAGTTCCTGAAAAGGCCAGGGCCGAGATGCTTACAAATGGTCAGCCATGGAGTGACCGCCTCGGCAATACCCTTGAAATCCGAGGAGACCGACTCTGGGTCAACTTGGCCGACGGCCCTTTCTATGCAGATGGCCCGCGTGAAGAGCCTATGCTCGATGGCCCTGAATTTATAGAGAGGCTCGGATTCGAGGTTCTGATGTGGGAGCCCATGATCCCCAGGCCTAATGGTCTCATTTCAGATTTGTACACCAAGTTTTCTTTTCGAAAGGTATAATAGATGAAGGGCGTTGTAGCCATGCTGCTCTTGGGACTCCTTGTGGCGATCCTTGTCCTCAATGATCAGCCCCCACTTTTGGTTCAGATCAAGCAGAGATACGAGAGGCTCCTCTGGACACTCCACACGGACGCCAACCTCGACCCGCGCTGGGAGCCAATAAAGAATCGCGTCATCCTCACGGCAATGAATGGCTGGAACAAGTCCAAGGGGGCAATAGGATTTAACGTCAACAAAGGATACGAAATTTACATATGTATGGATATGGATCCGAGTATTGACCCAGAAACCAGGGTCAATACAGCGATGCATGTACTAATTCACGAGTTGTGTCACTCGTCCGTATCGGAATACGAGCACTCGTCCAACTTTTGGAAAAACTTTAAAGATTTCAAGCAGTACTGCTCAGAGCATGGGCTGTATACTATGGGCAATGTAGGACCCTACTGTGGCGAGAATATTAGGCCCTAGAGACGAGACCGCAGGTCTCAGATCCGCAGGGCCGGGGTTCCCGGGACTCTGGCGGTCCGAGTCCTACGGACTCTCACAGAAACTTCTGAGCTGCATAGAAAACCAGGGCCGCCACGAGGGCCGTGATGAGCATAGCAGTCATAGAACCCTCCTCGATGTTTGGAAAGAAAGACCCTATGCGTTCCTGGACCTGCTTGGACCCAGCCACCACCGCCGCCAGACCAGCCAGGGCTGCCATGTACTGCTCTGGGGACATATTGAATGGAATCTTACCGTGATGGGCCTGCTGTTGCTGTTGCTGGATAGGTGCGGATGGGGGAGGGACCTGACCCATCACCATATTCTGCATTTGCATCTGCCCGCCAGGGGGGACGATTTCATCAAGTGACGTTGAAAACTCCGCCATTTGAGATTCTCCAACGTTTTTTTCCGGGGGATTCAGCGGCTCCTCAAGAAGACCCTGAGGTATGACGGAAGATATTTCAGTAGAGCCGTTCGCATCATATGGCTCCATTTATGGTTATATCTTAATTTTTTTGAACACAGTGGGCCGCGGGGCCTGGGATCCGAGTCCTTCGGACTCGTCTCTAGACCTTCTTTACGACTATAGTATTCGTAGGCTTCCTGGCTAGTCCTCCTGGCTTGGAGCCAGCCAGACCGTGCTTGGGGTTGTAGTGCCGACGGTGAAAGTCCCAAAGGGCCGCCGAACCACAGCGGAAGTTCTTCCTAAGAGTTGCTTTATAATAAAAGACGCAGTTTTGAACATCGTTACTCTTAGAGGTGTTGTCCAGGACTAGGCACTCGTAGTTCTCCGTACAGGCATCCATCACCTGACAGAACTGGTCAAATGTTGGGAAAACTCCAAAAAAAGCCTTGTAAAGATTTTCACGATTCTGACGAACGTTGTCTCGAAGAACAAAGACATAGTCCACGTTGGTCCGAATCATAGGAGTCATATCCATGCAGTACTGAGTTGTCATCATGAAGAATATCTTCCAGTGACGGCCATTCATAAAGAGTTGGCGTATACACGAGTCTCTCATAAATGCTCGGTCATACATGCAATCGTCCATAAGAATAAAGACGGGCGAGACCTTGCCGGCGGCTATATTTCTTTTTTGTCTATCTATAATCTTTTCTATAGCCGACTTGTTGTACTCTCCATACACAAAGAGGTCGGGGATGAAGTTGCGGTAGTGACCATTACCCTCCTCGGTGCCTGACATGGCGATGCCCGCTGGCAAGTGCTTCTTGTGCCAGAGGATATCCGTAACGAGACTCGTCTTTCCAGTGCCACGCTTACCGATGAAAATACAGACCTTGTCATCCGCCATTGTTCTGGGGTCGAATTTTCTCAATTGAACAGTCATCCTGGGAGTTGCGGACATATTTCGCGGCCCAGGAGACCGCAGCCCCTTGAGCCTCCTTTTTTCCAAGCAAGTTAGTAGAATGAGTGCAGGAGAGGTTCAACTCGCCGCTCTCGGAATGCAAGACGCCTACCTTACAGGCGCCCCACAAGTTACATACTTCAGGGGAGTGTATAGACGGCACACTCCTTTTAGTGTTCAATCATTCAATATTCCTTTTCAAAATCAACAAATTAATTGGGGAAGCCAGGCAATCTGCCGCATTCCCTTTAAAGGAGACATGATACAGTCCACGACCCTTTCAGTCACTTTACCTCAGATTTTCCCAGCAAGCACCCAATTCCAGTGGAATCAGCCCGTTCAGAACATGAATCCCCAGCCCTATCTTTTTATAAATGGAAGCACTACACAGTCAAATACTTCGGCAGGCGTTCAGACTTTTTTCATTGCGCCCCCCCCATCTCCTTCTTGGATTGGCTCGGACCTGTCGCCATATATTTCATATAGCTCTTCATTGGGGCAATTTAAGTTGGCGGCGTCCGTTACGAGTGTGGCCGTCTACACATCAGATGTGACTACAATAGGTGTATTTTGGGGCCTAGATCCCAATGGCTTCTCTAGTACAGGGACTATTAATAACAAACCAGCAACATACTGGAACTTTAATGGTGGAGGACCTACAAACTTCACAGTTCTTCAGTCTGGCTGGAAACCCTACAATGCATCCGCTACTACGAACGCATCCAACTCCCTGTTGTTCGTTGGCCCTAGTAAATCCTCGGGTTCTGCGGTTGCCCAAGGTATTCCCGTTAATCAGCCCAAAACAGACCCACTCGCTCAGTTTACAACTCCTATATACATTAAATTTCAGAATTTTTCAAATGTTATAGGTGTGAGCTCTTTCATCTCATATACGCCCAGCGTGGGAAATCTTCAGTTTAAATATCCAGGAACTTATGCAGTTACTATTACCGCTACTGGCCTTGGCGCTCCTACCCGTATAGGAATTGGTCATATATCCACTGATTCTAGATACAGCGTAGGCTATGATTACGACTATATTTATACTTATAACGTGCAGTTCGCGGGCCAAAATACAAAGGCTATATTACCAGTCAATGTAACAGATCCTACTCAATATTATTTTGTAGAATTTGAAGGCGCAACCTTGGGTGCTATTGGTGCTGATATGGAAGTTCTTGTGGAAGATCTAAACGAGTTTTGGACAGTTGGCGCAAATGCTGCAATTATAAATAATACTCTACCCTTTTCAAATCTTGCGAGAAACGGGATCACCCAACAGGTCACAGCAAATACATTGAGTAATACTTTCGCATTTGGAACGACTGGACTTTATAATATTTTTGGAACCCTTTCTGTAAATTCAGCAAACACAATTAGTTCCGTAGCCCTCATTGAGCAACAACTCATAGGGCTCAACAAGTTTGGTAAGGCTAATGTGGTTTCTCAGTGGAACAGTCCCCAGGCATCGAGTCCGAGCGTCAGCTTCACGCTCCCCGTGCAAGTCGTCAGCCCTAGTCAAAATAATTATTCTATAATTGTTTCCACAAATGATACGAATGCCCTTGGTAACGCCATATCAACAACGAGTTTTGGAATAGAATATTTCGGTTCAAATACTTTTCCAAAGATTTCTCAACAAAATGACTTTAGGCAAAACGGCCTCCTCGTAAGGGCGAGTAACACTTACGCGGCAAACTACAAATTAAGTACTTCAAATATAAATCTTTATTCAATTTCCAATACTTATGGGAACTCTTTTCATACATCCGTTACTGGAGGAGGAAACCTAAATTTTAGTAACGTGTCTCAGTACAGGATAGGTGCTTATGTTGAAACGAGTAATGCATATGTATCAAATATTACAGTATGGTCGGGGGCGACTGATGCCATCTTGGCGGCGTCTCTCGTCCCTGCTAACGCGAGTCAGGCTGCCCTCGTAGCATCGCGAATCCTGCCCGTGGGTCTACAAGGAGGCTACACTACAGATCTTATAATACCTGTTCCTACATCTGCTGAAGTGGCCAACAATTACCAGATACGAGTCGGTTTTACAGAATCTTATGCTGGTCAAATATACACAAATGTTACAGCAAATACATACTTTACTATAGTCGGCATGACGAGCACGGGTTCTACTACTTCTTATTCTTACGTAGACTCGGTCGGAACTTATCTCGTGCAAAGTGCTGAACTACGGATGGGTGGGCAATCCATACAGACGCTGACTGGTGAGATGATTGAAATTTATAATGATTTATTTGTTCCCCAAGAAAACCAGCCAGGTCTAACGCTTCTCACGGGGAAAAAAGATTCATCAATTGTGTATAATCCTCGAACATATTACATAAACCTGCCCTTCTTTTTCTACGGGTCTGCCGAGTTGTCCTTGCCCATCTGTGCCTTGACCCTCCAGGATCTAGAAGTATGGGTAACATTCAATGACTTCCAGAGTTTACTCGTACAGCCTGGAATCCTGCCGACTCCAGCAGCCATCACGACATCAGTAGTCGTAGATTATGCTTACTTATCAGATCCAGAGATTAACTGGTTTATTAGACATCGTCAGGAGTATATAATTAGACAATTGCAGTATTCGGAGTTTCGCCTGAATGCTGGTCTTACTTTCCCTTTGAACTTTCAAGGATCTATTCGCGAGATCTATTTCATCATCCAGGACGCGACAGACGGTCCATACGTCTATGATACAGATACTGGAATCGGAGTGTCCATAAACTTCAACGGCGAAGACTACATAGACGCAAGTACAATGGATGATAATTTCATGCGATTCGTAGGGCCCATTGAGAAGTATGCCCGTCAGCCCACACGCAATCTATACGTGATACCCTTGTGCAGGAATCCCCTTAACGCAAGACCCACTGGTTCAGTCAATATGAGCAGAATATATCAAAAGAATATTCAGTTTACATTACCAGAGATGATATCCCTGGCTACAAAGACCGTTCGGATATTCGCTGTAAACTATAATATTCTCCGTGTTGAAAATGGGCTGTCTGGAATTATGTACCAATAATAGTAGATGGCTGGGCGGCAACTTTTGTCCCAGCTTGGTCAGGAGGACATTGTCTTGTCAGGTAAACCTGAAATCACCTTTTTCAAGGAGGCTTATCCTTCCCAGGGGCTATACGCGAGCCGAGTCATAGATGTTCCTTTTAAGAATGTTCCTACATTTGGAGATGAGGTGTCTACTGAAATACCACTTAATGGAGACCTCATGACATCCATGTACTTGGCGTTCACTTTCGGAACCAACCTCGGCGTATCCTTCAATGCCCAGGCGGGAATTCTTATGATAGATTACGTTGAACTTTATTCGGGAACAGAACTCATAGAAAGACTATGGGGAGAATATATAGGTATTCTTAACGAGTGCCAGATCCCCACAAGCAAGCAGGCGGCTCTCACAAGCATAATCGGTGGCGGAACTCCCACATCGACTTTTACTCCAGCAAACTGGTCGATGGCGCCTTTCAAATTCACAGTGCCCCTTCCTTTTCAGTGCCTCCGACACGGGCTTCCCCTTGTTCCTGGAATGAATTTCCGCATATCTCTCAATCCACCGTCTTCTTTCTTGTCGGGAACATCTATCCCATCTTTCATTCCATCAATGCAATTTAATTTTTATACAGAATTTGTAGTCCTGAGCGAACCAGAAAAGAACTTTATCAAAAACAGAGGGCCTGTTATATACTTGGGTGAAAGCGTTGAAATCGCGCAGTTTGACGTGACGAACCAGAGCGCCAATGTTCGGTGCGTGACTGACTTTCTTCACCCAGTAAAAGAAATCTTTTTTACAATTCGCAACAGTTCTTCGATCGCACCAGATTACTGGTTTGACTATTCAAATACTGCACAGGGAGGAACGAGCAGTCAGTATTGGTCAAACACATATTCAAACATAAATCAACTAAACTCGATGGGTATATATTTCGAAGGTATCCGCCGCGTGGACCCGTTATGGGCTACCAGCATCTACCTTGGGACAACACAGTTCATCGACTATCACACACGAGTACCAACAAAGCCCTTCTACATGTACTCATTTTCACTCGATCCTGAAAATCCAAAACCTGCAGGATCAGTAAACCTTGGAAGAATAAAAAATCAATATTTTGATTTCTTTTTACAACCCATGCCCTCGTGGAGAAGCCCATCAGACCGGATCCTGACTATATGGGCCAGGCATTATACTTTCCTGGAAATTAATGGATTCAAGACTATCAAAAACTTATTTGACGGAAAGGGGGACAATGGATATCTCGTTTACTTGCCCTGAGTTGCGCTAAAATATAACTTTAGAAAAGGACTGAAATAGTAGATGGAGCAACGAAGTTGCGATGGGACGGAGTCCATGGAGCCGTTTGACCCAGGCGGGGACGCATTTTGTGTATTCTACGCCGTCATCAGGGATCCCCGCCCATTTGAAAAAACAAAATTTAGTATTTTTCAATTGAGTGACTCTGATGACGATGACGATTTATTCAAAAAGTTTTCAACTATTCAGCCCGACGAGTCAGACTACGACTCTGAATGAAAATTCTTGGCCCATAGTAACAATGCTTCATCCAAGCGTCGCCATCGTCGGGACTCTGCTCAATATCATGGCCCTCAGTTGGATCCTTAACCTCGAGCGAACAGGTTGCCCGTGTGCTAACGATTGGCGGCGCAAGGTCCTGAAGTACTGGTACTTCCTGACTCTGCTCTGGCCCCTTGTTGTATTTATTCTCAAGCCACCTATGTTCCTGACCAAGATTCTGGGTCTCTTTGGCCTGGTGGCTTTCTTCGCACTGGCCAGTTCGCTCTGGACCATTCAGCGCCAGAAGTGCGGCTGTGCCCAGGACTGGCGTGAGCGGGTCCTGCTCGTCACGACATCCCTGTCCGTGATTGGCCTGGGAATGGCAGCACTTAAATAATTTTTCTCGGACTACAGTAAATGGCCAGTGCCGTTGCAGTCGAGGTCGAGTCTTTTGCTCTCAACGCCATAGTGGGTTCTCTGGCTCTGACCGCCTCCCTCAGCTGGCTCGACTTTGTCCGAGCCATCGTGGCAATGATCGTCCAGGTTCCCAAGGATACCACCCAGTTCTTCTTGATCACTGCCCTACTGACAACGCTCCTATCGGTGGTTGTCTATATGCTCATTAAGACCATGGCTCGCAATGTTGTCATCAACAAGCCAGGCCAGGTTTACGCAGTCACTCGCTAAGTCCGTCGGACTTAGACGCCTACAGGCCCAAATTCGCCTACTGGATTTGGCACGATAAATCTCTTGTATACTACATATCCTAAAATCCCAAGAAGGGCCAGCAAGACAACCGTCCACCTTCCGAAGCGCGTCTTCTGCGGAGGAGGGGGCGGATCAGCCTTGTTTTCCACATCCTCAATAAATCGTTTAATCTCAAGATCCGCAACACGGCGCTCGAGTTCATTCTCTTCCTCGGTCGGTTCCATGACCTTGGCCCGCACGTGTAGACGCAAAATGAAAGAGTTTTGCTCAAGACCATTGAATATAAGGGGTTGGCCATGGATGTCAACCCATCTGACAGTTAGTCGCTGTAGGGAGTTGATCGGTTCAGGGTAAAAAACAGAAATTCTGTAATCTTTATTTTCATGAAAGTTCTTGATAAATCCAGAGTTGACGTCAAGTGTTATCGGAGCAAAGGCTCGGCTCGGACCATCTCCAGCAGTGAGTTG